ACTGCCTGGTGTACTATGTGATGAGTGAATTGCCAATGGGGCTGTCTTATCAGTTTTACAATAAAGGTGTGGTGAGAAAGAGCAGTGAAAATACTGATCTACCATCTGCACAGGACATGATTGATGTAGCAGACAGATACAGATCAAGGGCTGAATTTTACAAACAAAGACTAGTGAAATATTTAAAGCAGGCATCTACTAGTGTACTATTTCCGCTGTATAACAATCCAGGGAACGGTGTAGACACGATCCTGCCAGACAATCAATCATACACTACTAGCATTTGGCTGGGTGATGATTGCTGTGGAAAGAATATGACATTTGAGGAAAAATATCAGGGTAACATAAACAGATGCTGTGATGGCGAATAAAACATATAGTAGAAAAAACCAGGATAAATTGAAAGTTTATCTAGACAAACAAACAAAAAATGGCAGCAAAAACATTGACATTAAACCAAATAGTAAGTCAAGTAAAAGCAATAGCAGAGGCACACCAACAAATTAACACTGTTTATTTTGGTGATTTTGATGAGTTTCTAGGTGAGAGTGCTGACAATATCTATCCTGCCATGTACTTTGATGTAGTGCCTAGCAATATATCTACTAGGACATTGACATTGAATTTCAGTTTGTATTTCTTTGATAGAATGCTAGCAGAGAAAGTAAATGAGACAGAGGCATTGAGTGATATGCTATCAGTAGCACAGGACATCCTAGCACAGCTGATGTACAATGAATTTGAATTTGAAATGAATACTACTGTGAATTTGACACCTATCACTGAGGACACACCAGACAATCTAGTGGCATGGAAAGCTGACATCAGCCTAAATTTACCATTTACATCTGACAGATGTCAAGTACCTACATCATACCAATATCCTAGTTAAACCTATTTATAAGCATGGCAAATAAGAAAATAAATGAATTAGACAGTAGGGCTACCCTGACACTTTCAGACTTGATGGCGGTGGGTGATCCTAGCACTGGATATTTATACAAGACTACCATCAGTGATTTAAAAACATTGACAGGTGCAGGGGTAGTTTCATTCAATGGCAGAATTGGATCTGTAGTACCTGCTGAGGGTGACTACACATTGACACAGCTGAGTGATGTGATCATCACTAGTGCAAGCAATAATCAGGTGCTAAGATACAACGGATCAAACTGGGTGAATGCTACTATTGATTTGAGTGGGTATGTGCCATACACAGGTGCAACTGGGAATGTAAATTTAGGATCAAATACTTTGCTTGCTGCACAAATAAAAGCAACAAGCAGTGCAGGTTTAAGTATCAATGCAAATAGTGGCACACAAATAGCTGACTTAGGTGCAGGTGGAGGTGCAAACATGACTTTGTTTGGTGGATTGACTGGCACTAGTGCAAGTTTTTCAAGTTCAGTGACAGGCAATACTATTGTAAAAACAGGCGGTACATCAAGTCAATTTTTAAAGGCAGATGGATCTGTAGATTCTAGCACATATTTGACTACATCAAGTGCAGCATCTACCTATGTGCCATACACAGGTGCAACTACAAATGTAGACTTAGGCAGTAATGATTTTTTAGCTAGATATGTAAATTCACATTTTACATTTATAGAAGGAGATGGCACACAGGGAGGTATTTTAAGTTTTAAACAATATGCACTTTCATATCAAACGACTACTAATCATACAAACATTTATGCTATTGCTAATAGTAAAATAAACTTTTCATTCTATCAAACAGATGGCAGTTTTAAACTATTTAATTTTGATGTTTCATCCTTAGGTACTACTAATAGAACATACACAATGCCTGATGCTAGTGGCACAATAGCATTGACAAGTCAATTGCATGATGCAGTGACTATAGGCACAGCAAATGGTCTAAGTTTGTCAGGTCAGGTTTTGTCATTAGCATTAGCTAGTACAAGTGCAACTGGTGCATTGAGTAGCACAGACTGGAATACATTTAACGGAAAACAAGCAGCAGGGAACTATGTAACTACTGACACTACACAAACAATATCAGGTGCAAAGACATTTTCTGCTATTCCAGTGATAGATAATGGATCTGCAGGAATGGGATTGAGATTTAAAATGTATTCATCATCCAGTTTTGGATTGAATGGGTACATGGATATTGCACCTATTAACAATACAGGAATTGTAGGATTTGCTTTTGGGATTTCATCTACTGTAACTAAAATAGCATATTTTTCTGCTGCTGGTTTAACAGACAATACAGCTAGAGAATATACATTACCTGATGCTAGTGGCACTTTAGCATTGACATCAAACCTTTCAGCTTATTTACCATTGACAGGTGGTACATTAAGTGCTGGTGTTATAATTACAAATGCAAATGATACCTATAGTACACCTGCTAGTACAAATGTACCTTTTATTTATTTAAATAATTCAGGTACTACTGCTACTGCAAATTCAGTTATAGCATTAAGAACTAATGGGGCAACTGGTGGAGATCCTTTTATTTCATGGGATATTAATGGAGTTTTAGGATGGTCAGCAGGTATTGATAATTCAGATGGGGATAAATTTAAGATTTCTAAAAGCTGGGCTAGTGTAGATACAAATACATATTTTACTATTGATACAAGTGGCAATAGTACATTTGCAGGTACAATTAATGCAACTAATTTTAGTGGATCTTCAAGTGGTACAAATACAGGTGATCAAGATTTAACTGGTTATGTACCTACAAGCAGAACACTAACTATAAACGGAACTGCTTTTGATTTAAGTGCAAATAGAAGCTGGACAGTAACAGGCACAGATGCAACTAAACTACCATTAACAGGTGGCACTTTAACAAATACAGGTGGGAATCAAAGCCCTATTTTAAGTTTTGCAAGTTCAGGCACATCTGCTTTTCAATGGATCACACAGGCTTTTAATGCATCAATGGGTGCAGGGAATGCTATGGTGCATTTTATTGGACAAGCAGCATCTAATAAAAATAGTGGGTATTTTGGATTTAATTGGGCAGCAGATCAATCTGATAGCAACTATTTAACTTTAGGTTTTTTTAATAATGACCATCTATTTAGACTTTATGCTAATGGTAATTTAGGGATAGGAGTTACAAGTAACGCAGGATACAAACTTGATGTTAAAGGTAGTAGTAGAATTATAGGTTTACAACAAGATGCAATTCAAACAATTTTTACTCTTTATGGATATAATGCAGCAAATCAAGATAAAGCTTTATATTTTAGATTAACAGGTTCAACACCTGTTTGGACATTAACAACAGGTTCAGTAGGGACAGATGCGGGTATAAATATATTGCCAAACGGAAGTTCAGGATTATCATTAGCATACTCAGGTGCTGCTACATTCTCAAGTAATATAACGGCTGCAGGTGCTACATTTAGTGGTACAACTGCATTAGCTTCTGCTGCTGGAACGTCTCAGATGCGTATTGACAGGTCAGGCACAGTAGCTCGTATTCAAAATTATGATACTGGTCAGGCAGCTAATATATCATTAGCTTATGATGGTGGTAACGTTGGTATCAATACTGCAAACCCATCTGTTAAATTACAAGTAACAAGTGCAGTAGATGGAGTTACACCTGCTATTGAAGCACTTGTAAGTGGTAATGGTAGATTCCAAAGAGCATTAAGAGTTACAAATAGTGCAATGACAGGCGGTACAGACTTGATGCTTTCTATGGGCAAAGCAGAAAGCACAAAAAATATGGGGCAATTTTATTTCTATTGGGCAGGTGATAGTAGTAATTCAAATAGAGCATCAATCGGTTTATTTGGTGTAGATGATGCTTTTAATGTTATGGCTACTGCAAATATTTTAGTAGGTACTGTATCGGAAAATGGCTATGGTAGTGCAAGGTCAATTCAAATTGATGGTAGTGGTGGATCTTTAGTAGAAACAAGATACAGTGGTACATCAGGATTAAGAATTGGTAGTGGATCAGATCATTCTTATCACCATGATCCAAGAAATGCAGAAATGCGTTTTGCTACAAGTGATAGTACAAGATTTATAATTTATGGAAATGGGAACTATTCATTTACAGGATCAAATGTATCTGATAGAAGGGCAAAAGATAACATTTCTAATTTAGAAATAAATGCTACTGATAAAATAATGCTATTAAAATCTAAGATTTACAACATGAAAAATAACCCTAGTCAAAAAAGATATGGATTTATTGCTCAGGATGTAAGAGAAATTTTATCAGATTTAGTAAACGGAAATGATACTAATGGTTATTTAGGTCTTGACTATGATGGCATTTTAACATTAGCAATAAAAGCATTGCAAGAACAACAAATAGAAATACAAAATTTAAAACAAAAAGTATATGAAAATTAGTCCAATTTCAAGCTGGCAAAATGGTCAAGAAAAACAAGGCACTGAATTTATTTTAAGAATTATAAATGATGATTTAAGCACATCTGCATCATTTTATTATTCAATTTCAACAGAGCAAACAGAGGAAAATGTCAGCCAAGTTTTAGTAGATGGCAATTTAACATTAAACGGTGCTGATTATCAAGCATGGGATTCAAGTATAAGTGCTAATCAATGGGCTTACAACTGGGCAGCCAATAAATTAAATTTGACAATATCTGATAAAAATGAAATAGCAGAAATAGAAAATAACTAAAAAAAATCTATATATATAAAACACAAAAGCATGAATTTAAAACTACACGAAATAGTGGCTTTACACTATGAACTAAATGGGATCACAAAGCAATCAAAAGATGGATCATCAGAGATCATCAGTCATGGGCTAATGAAGCAAAAGACAAACATGAAAACAAAGCTGTATTTACAGAGATTGAATGCTGTAGTATCTGCTGAGTTTAAATTGTATTCTGAGGCTGAACAGGAACTATTCAAAAAGTATGGTGAGGAAAAGGATGGCATGATCACAATACAAAATGAAAAGATTGCTGAGTTAACAAAAGAAAGAGAGGATCTATTGACAGCAGAAAAAGACATTGATGTGTCTACTTTGTGGTCAGGTGATTTGACTATTGATTCTGTAGCTGACATTGAAACTGATGAGATCTATCCAATATTTTTAAAATTGATAGATATTAAGTAGATGACACAAAACATTTTAGTATTCATGGCTGGCCAGGCCATCATGATCATTGTAGGACTGATCAGCATTTATGTGAAAGTAAGTTTAAAACTGAAAGAATTAGAGGTCAGAGTGAGCATGGTAGAAAAACAGGATGACATCATAGCAAAAAAGCTAGATCATATCCTAGACACAATAAACAAGCTAGCCATTGCAATGCAAAATAAACAAGACAGAGACTAATGAGACTGATCATTCTGATACTTTTGCTGACATCATGTTCAGTGGTCAAAAAGACTGCCACTAAAAACATAAAAGACAGCACATCAGTAGTATCAGATCAGTCAAAACAATTTGTGTCACTAGACAGTACAAGCCAAACATCTACAAAACAAATAGAAACATCAGACCTGGTGATAGTATTCAAAGATTCTGTCACTGGGTTTTTTGTGTTAAAAGGTGACAGCATGAGCATACCAGCCCAGGCTATCAAAGAGATCAGGCAGAAAAAGACAAAGAGCAAAGAAAGCCAGGGATCATCCACACTACAGAAAGATGTGGCAATATTAACTGACACTAGGCAAAAGGTGACAGTCAAAGAAAAGAATTTGACAAAAGATAAAATTGTCACCAGGATCAGCTGGATCTGGGCTTTATTGATAATTGCCAGCGTTCTGCTATATATAAGTAGAAAAAAGATCTATGCAATTTATAAAGCATTTACTATCTAATGATGGCTTAGTCAGCAGCAAAAGGTTTGCTGGCATAGCTGCATTCATCAATGCCATAGTGCTGGGCTACCTGCCAAATTCAAAACAATATGTATTTGAGGGATTTCTTTGGTATTCAGCTGCTGTGTTTGGGGTGACTGCATTTGAAAAATTTACTAAGAATGAAAGATCAAAAGACAATAGAGAGGATTCAGCTGCTGCATCCTAAGCTAAGAGATGAGGCACTAGAAATGTATGATGAAATAGTAGAGGCACTGACAGGATCAGCGGCATGCAGGTTTGCGTACACTTTAAGGACATTTGCAGAGCAGGATGCACTTTATGCTCAGGGCAGATCAAAGCCTGGCAAAGTGGTCACAAATGCGAAAGGAGGGCAGTCATATCACAATTACGGCCTAGCCATTGATATTGTGCTGCTAGTAGACAAAGACAAAAATGGATCATTTGAAACAGCATCATGGGATGTCAAAACTGATTTTGACAAAGATGCAAAAGCAGACTGGATGGAGGTAGTGCAGATCTTTAAGAGATACGGCTATGAATGGGGCGGTGAGTGGAAATTTAAAGATGATCCACATTTTCAAAAATCATTCGGAAAATCTATATATGAATTGAAAGCATTGCACACTGCTGGGAAAGTAGACAAAAACGGCTTTGTGTTAATTTAAAAATGGGTGACAAACCACTGAAAGCAAACATTGAAAAACAACAGGCCTAGACTATCAGAAAAAGAGTATAACTGGTGGCAGTTAAAAAAATTGACTGATAAAAAAATCTATTCAGTTTTACTGAAATCAGATGAGCATGGATGGCTGACAGACCTGAATGTGCAGAGATGCATCAATAGGGTACTACAGTCAAATCATTTTGATGAGGTGGCACTATTGGGTGATCTGATGGATCTGCCCTATGTGTCCAGGCATGAGAAAAAACTATTTGATGATGGCATCCTGGCTGGGTACAGTGAGATCAAAGAGGTGGAATATACAAAAGAGCAGATCCTGCATCCTTTGAGATTGTCAACTGATGCAAAGATCAGATTCATCCCAGGCAATCATGATGAGAGGATCACAAAGCCCCACATGAACAGCAAAAGTCAGCTGGCTAGATTAGCTGTATTATTCAAAGAGTACAAATCTACAGAATTGCAAAACATTCTTTCATTTGCTGACTATGGCATTGAATGGGATGGCAAAGATTTCATAAACTGGTTTGACATCTTTACAGGTGTGCATGGCCTATCCCTGTCAAAGAATGCAGGTGAGAAAAACATCTATGAGTACATGGGTAGTGGTGCATCAGGGCATAGCCATAGACTTAACTACAAACCGATCACAAACAGAAACAATCCCTATGTATGGCTAGAAATAGGATGTGGCAGGGTGAGGACAGAGGTAGAGTATTTCCCTACAGGAAAGATCCCTGACTGGCAGCATGGGTTTGCTACTATTCATTTTTATACAATCAACAAAGAGATATTCTTTTTTGCACAAACACACCAGGTGATTGATGGCAAATGCCTGTACAATGGTGTGGTGTATGATGGCACTAAAATACTATAACATGAAAGCAAGTGAGATTCAAATAGGAGGTGGCCACTATGCCAGTTTTAAGATACAGCCCACAGAGTTCATTCATGCAAATGGTGTGCCATTCATTGAGGGCAATGTGATCAAGTATGTGATGAGGCATAGACAAAAAAATGGTATTGAGGATCTAAAAAAAGCTAGACACTACATTGATTTATTAATACAGTTTGAATATGAAAGTACCAAAAGGATTTAACAAAATGACAGCAGTAGATCAAGAGGTGTGGCTGATTAAAAAGCTACAGGAAGTTTATGAGGTAGAAAAAGAATTAAAAAGATTGCTAGGTACTGTCAGAGGTGGCCAGCGAGTGAGTGCATCTGAAATAGATAGACCTGATGAGGCTATCTTAAAAGATCCAGCATGATAGACTTTGTGCAGCATGTCAAAAACACATGCAAGACATTTGATGTCAAGTGCGAATTGAGAAACACAAAGTATCTAAAACTAGATGCAAAAAATAGATGTGCAGGATTCTTTGATGAGACTGTGCCACTGCTAGCCTGTGCCATGGACAGACCTGATGCCCTGGAAATACTAGTGCATGAATTTGCACATTTCACACAGTGGGCTGAACAATGTGATGCCTGGACAAATGCCATGAATGGAAAAGCATATGAGAAATTCAATGACATGCTAGATGGCAAAAAGGTGCGAAATTTAAAGCTGCACCTAGGGCTGTGCAGGGATCTAGAACTAGATAATGAGATCAGATCTGTGTCACTGATTAAGAAATTTAAACTGCCTATAGATAAAAAGCAGTACATCAAAAAGGCAAACACATACATCTATTTCTACAACTGGATGGTGATCAGCAAAAGATGGTGCAAATCTAGCAATAGCCCCTATAAGAATCAAAGGCTAATGGATGTGATGCCTAGTCACTTTAACAATGACTACACAATACTGCCTAAACATATAGAGCAGATCTATAGAGAGGAAAATATCTAAACTTTGTTTTTCATAGTGTAATAGGCCTGGCATTTCTATGCTGGGCATTTTTATTTAAAAAAAGATTTGGCTAGTAAACAATCATTTACTATTTTTGATTTCTAAACAAAACACACTATGAAAAAGAAAACAAACTATGGCATTCAAGCCATCATCATCCTGGTCACTGCATTTTCAGTATTAGCTATATTGCAAGATCCTTTCTGCAAATATTATTGAGAATGGCTATAAGGTATTCACAGGTGAGTATCTTAAAAGCAGAGGACACTGCTGCCATAATGGGTGCAAAAATTGCCCATATAAAACATGCAAAAAATGTGGTCAGACAAAGCTGAAAGAACAATTTAGAAAGAGATGGGATTCTGTAGATGGCATGTATCACCAATGCAAAGACTGTATCAGGCAGATGCAAAAAGACATCAAAGATAGGAAAGCAATGTATAATTTTTTTTAAATAATTAAAACATGAGCAAAAAAATATCACTATATGACAGGCAGTACATAGATGAAAACTATATGTATGAGCCAATTGCTAGAATGCAAAATGTATTGAATATTATGTACAGAGACATTGAAAACTACTGCAGGGATATGGGCTACAGCCCTGCACACAATGTAAAAGCAAAGCCCAAAATCAAAACAAAATCTGACATCTTTGATGTAGATAACTATAAAACATTCACAATATGAGTAGAGAGGAATTTTTCAAAATAGTACCTGCTAAACAGTTTTTCACAAAATACTGTCCAGGGATCACAAACTACTATCACAAACTGAGGGGCTATGATGGGAACAAAAAAGAGATTGATTTCACAGATCAGGAAAAAAAGTACATGGCCAAATGTGCAGCCAAACTAGGCAAAGATCTGGCAAATGTCAAATTCTAGTCTAAAAATATTTTTAAAAAAAGTGATAAAATATTTTGCTAGTATAAAATCTTTTACTAATTTAGTAGAACAATAACACAAAACACTATGAAAACACTATTTGAAATCATTGACTACAATGCAGACACAGACTGCAATGTATTGACTGTTGACCTTAGTACAGACAACAGATGCCACATCCCACTAGATAAGTTTCAGGCATGGCTTAAACGAACTGACAGACTATGCTGGGTGCATGACTGGTCAGATCATGATGGTGATCATTGCCAGGAATCTGGTGAGTATTCACTGGATCAATACTGGCAAATGGCACATGCATTTATCAAACATGACATCTATGAATTTATTGTCATTCACTTTGTAGATCCATTCAAAGGCATCAAAAATTCTATCACTAAAATTACTACAGAATATGCAGGACAATAAACTACCTACATGGTGTGACCTAGTGCCACACGAAAGACATCAGTTGCTGGGTGAACTAGTAGATGCAATGATCTACAGCCCAGTGGCAGTGATGACAATACAAAGCATAGTAAAAGGCTTTAAGAAAAACGGATATGTGAGATCTACAATTCTACCAGATAACAAATACACAAATGAAAATCAATAAACAAATGGAAAATCCAACAATCTACCAGGCAATCAATAGCATCATGCAGGACATTGAGGCTATAGGTAAAAACAAAAAGAATGCACAGCAGGGCTATTCATTCAGAGGCATTGATGACATGTACAATGCACTACAGCCCCTGTTCAAAAAACATGCAGTGTTTATCACTAGCAATGTACTAGAATCTAAGAGAGAGGAAAGGCTGACAAAATCAGGTGGGGCATTGATCTACACCATTGCGAAATGTCAGTTTAAGTTTTTCACCATTGATGGATCATTCATTGAATCTGTCCTAGAGGGTGAGGCAATGGATTCAGGTGACAAGTCTACAAACAAGGCAATGTCTACTGCATTGAAATATGCATTGATGCAGATGTTTCTGATCCCTACAGAGGAAAAACTAGACACTGAATATCACAGCCATGAGGTAGTAGCAAAGACAGTAAAAGAGCCTGATCCAGTATTGAATGAAATTGATTTAATGGCTAGAAAAGTCTACACCACTGCTGAGGATCTATTGCTAGTGCTAGACAGCTGTGAAACCATTGGACAGCTTAACACACTGTATCACATGAACAGTAAGCTAGTAGAGGAAAACAATATCAAATCACAATTTACAATAAAAAAAGATGCAATCAGAAAAACTATCTAGACTAGATGACATTAGAGTGGGTGAGATTACACCCACTAAATTTGGCCTGGATCTAATGGCTGAGGCTATAGCAGAACAGGTACAGAATGGCAATTTAAACGCATTAGAGACAGCCATCAGGTTGAATGCTATGGAACAGTTGACAAAGATGATAAAAGAAAAAATCAGCAAGGATGTAATGGATGAACTGTATAAACATCCTAAGCAGAAAGCTGAGATCAATGGTGTCCAGGTGTCAGAGTTCAGCAGTGTAAAATATGACTACAGCCATCTACCAGGATGGGATGAACTAGATCAGCAAATAGCTGAACTGACTGAGAAAAGGAAAGCCATTGAGGATCATGAAAAAACATATCACAAAGGTGATCTGCCTATCAAATCAAGTACAGTGACATTCAAAATACAAATTCCTAAATAAAAACAAATAAAATGGCAGATCAACAAAAAATCCGATTAGGTAGTGGAAAGAAAAAAAGTGAATCATGGTTTAAAACATCCCTGTGTATTGATGATGCTATCCAGCATTCTTTTGAGTATCAGGGAAAAAGGTATGTAAAAATAGACATCAATGTATTTCCTGAGCCTAATCAATACGGCAAAGATGTACAAGTGACACTAGACACATATAAGCCTGATCAAAGTAAAGCACCAGTGAAAAAAGCTGCA